GAAAATGAAAATTAAAGACGAATTTAAAGGAAAAGTGATAGTAAAATACGATAGTGTATTAGGACAAAAACGAATCGAAGTAGACAAATTAGACCCAACACGGTTTAATTATTATCAATCAATAGGACTTGGATACTTATTCGAACCTGAAGCAATCAATTACACGGGAATAGAACAAGAAGAAACTGAAGAACAAGCTGAAAAGCCAAAAAGACGAAGAAAGAAATCTGAATGAGCGTAATTCTAACAAGTGATTATTACATCGTCTTTATGAATCCAAACAAACATAAACACGAATGGAACGCCATGAGGTTAATTATGAACGTAGCTGAAATAAACTACTGCATATTTATAGACTACAATCTAAACTATTTAGAATTTCACCCAGTTACAAAACAAGAATTTAGAGATTATCAATATAACCCTAATTAAATGAAGTTAGTAAAGATATCGGACGTAAAGCCGAACCCAAAGAACCCAAGAGTAATAAAAGACGGAAAATTCCAAAAGTTAGTTAAGTCTATACAGGAATTCCCTGATATGTTAAATAAACGCCCTCTAATCGTTTTTACTGACGTAGATAATAAATACGTTGTATTAGGTGGTAATATGCGTTTAAAAGCCTGCAAAGAGATAGGATTGAAAGAAATACCGATTATAGTTGCAGACGAATGGACGGAAGAACAAAAAGCAGAGTTTTTAATCAAAGATAACGTTGGTTTTGGTGAATGGGATTGGGATAGTTTAGCAAATGAATGGGACGTTGAAAAGTTAGACGAGTGGGGATTGGACGTGCCAATTATTTTAGATGAAGATAATGAGTTAAAAGATTTATCAAGTACAATAGATAATCTTTACAGAATTGAAATTGTATGTAAAGACGAAGAACACCAAGAAAATAGTTATAATAAATTAATTGAGGAGGGTTACGAATGCCGACTTTTGACATTATAAAAGAATCTAAGCCAAGTAAAACGTTTAGAGTTGCTTCGGTAATAGGTAAATTTGATTTACAATCTGAAAATATTGTAGAACATTTTAAAGGTGATATTGAACTACCGAAAGAATGGCAAGTAGGTTTAATCGTAGGAAAAAGCGGAACTGGTAAAACTACAATAGCAAAGCAATTATTTGAAAATGCTTATGTAACATCTTATGAATATACGAAAGAAACTGTATTAGATGATATGCCAAAAGAATGTAGCGTAGAACAAATAACTTCAGCTTTTAATTCAGTAGGTTTTAGTAGTCCACCAAGTTGGTTAAAACCATATTCAGTTTTAAGTAACGGACAAAAAATGCGAGTTGACCTTGCAAGGGCTATTTTAGAAGAACAAAAGTTTTTTGTATTTGATGAATTCACAAGCGTAGTAGATAGAAACGTAGCACAAATAGGTTCATTTGCTATGCAGAAAGCGATTAGAAAGACGGATAAACAATTTATAGCAGTAACTTGCCATTTTGATGTTCAAGATTGGTTATTGCCTGACTGGATATTTAATACCGATACAATGACCTTTCAAAGTTTTGAAGGGCAAAAAAAAAATAGACCAGAAATTAAATTTGAAATATTCCAAGCAGCAGATAAGTCAATCTGGAAGATGTTTGCTAAGCACCACTATTTAAGCCATTCGCATAACAACGCTGCAAATGTATTTATAGCAACAGTAAACGATGAGATAGCAGGATTTTTAAGCGTATTAGCTCAACCAAGTAAAATGAAAGGACAAAAAAGAGTTCATCGTTTAGTTATCTTACCAGATTACCAAGGAGCAGGATTCGGTATTAGATTTTTAGAAGAAGTCGGAAAAGAGTATACAAAAAACGGATGGAGATATACAATTAATACAAGCGCTCCAAGTTTAATATATGCTTTAAAGAAATCAGCTAAATGGAATTGTCACCATTATGGTAGAATACAAGCAGGAAAAAATAAAATGGGTAAAGCAGGAGTTGCAAATAGAATGACTGCATCATTTGAATTAAGATAAACAACGAATAAACAACGAAATGGCAGGTAAAGGAAAAATAGAACCACGTTGGAATAAAGGCGAAAGCGGAAACCCTAACGGAAGACCTCGAAAGTATGTTTCAGCATTAAAGGAACATGGGTACAAAGCATCTGAAATTAACGATTGCATCCTTGTAATGATTTCGATGAACCTCGATGAATTAAAAGACGTTTGGCAAAACTCAAAAGCAACTATACTCGAAAAAACAATTGCAAATGCTTTGCGTAAATCACTGGAGAAAGGAAGTCTTTATTCAATAGAAACTTTATTAAGTCGAGCAGTTGGAAAACCAAAGGAATCAATCGACCATACAACAAATGGTGAACCAATGCGTGATATTAAAGTTACAATAATAAATGCAGATACCAAAATAGATAAGTAAATGTAAACACGAATATAGGTTGAGTATAACCAAAAAATGAATAAAATGTGCAAATGGATATAAAAGCCACTAATATATTTCAAAAGAACTTTGACGCACTTCAAAATAAAGGGGTGCGTTTTGTTATTAATGAGGGTGGTTCGCGTTCATCGAAGACTTATTCGCTTTGTCAATTACTAATCGTTTACGCTTTACAGAATCCCCAAAAGGTAGTTAGTATTATTAGAAAAACTTTTCCTGCTTTACGTGCAACTGTTATGCGTGACTTTCTCGAAATCTTAAAAGACTTGGATATCTATTCAGCGGAACGTCACAACAAGTCTGAACACATCTATACGTTTGATAATGGTTCGATAATTGAATTTTTTTCGGTGGATGACGAACAAAAGATACGAGGGCGCAAACGTGACGTAGCTTGGTGCAATGAAGCTAACGAACTTTATTACGATGACTTCACGCAATTAAATATGCGAACCGAATTTAAATTGATTTTTGATTACAACCCGTCCGAGTCTTCAAGTTGGCTATACGAGTTACCAAAAGACGAATCAATATTAATCAAGTCTACCTATCGCGATAATCCGTTTTTACCTGATAGCATTAAAAAACAAATCGAGGATTTAAAACGAACGGATGAAGCACTTTACCAAATCTACGCTTTAGGAGAAAAGGCAATAAGCAAATCAAACATTTACTCAAATTGGAATTTCTTAAACCATAGACCTTCAAAGTTTGTAAATTTTGTTTATGGCTTAGACTTCGGATACAATCACCCTACAGCGCTTGTAAGGGTGTACTGGGTAGATAACGATATATTCATTGAAAAGGTAATTTATGAAAGCTATTTAACCACTACAAACCTAATCGACAAAATGAATCAGTTAGGCGTAGAAAAACACGTAACGATTTTAGCCGACTATTCGAGACCTGAAATAATAGCCGAAATGAATAACGCAGGGTTTGACGTACAAAACGCTAATAAAATAGTTAAAAAAGGAATTGATAACATTAAAACGTTTGGTGTGTTTTGCGAGGACAGCAAAGAAATAAAAAAGGAATATGATAACTATAAATGGAAAAAAGTTGGAGACATAATCACGGATGAACCAGTTAAATTATTTGACGATGCTATGGACGCGATTCGTTACGCAACTTCGCATATTAGACAAACATATTACATCGATGATTCATACTTTGCCTTCTAAACAAAAACACGAATAAAATTAATATTGGTATGGCTTACCGCGAAAGACAAAAGATTAGTCAAATGACACCTAAGGGCGCTAACTTAGCATCTACGGATTTAATCGAAGTTAGTGAATTAGTAAGTGGTACGTATCAAACCAAATCAATTACAGGACTTGAAATCATAAACGCTGCAAGTGGTGGAACTATAGACTTACAATTTGTAACGGATGTTGGTAACACAACGACAAACGATATTATAGTTGACGTAACTGGCGATGACTTGTCTACAATTAGTGATGACACGATAACCGTTGAAAACACGAATGATGGTAGTTACGCACAATTAAACTCAGGCGGTCAACTAATCTTAAAGACGGATGCACAAGCAAGTGTTTTAAGAAACATTAACGTAACTAATCCAGGTGTTATTCTTGAGTTTCCTGATAAAGCAACAGGAAGTTACACAATAGCAACAACAAGCGATTTAACGAGCGGATATGTTCCATATACTGGGGCGACTGCGGATGTTGACTTAGATACTTTTAAACTTAGTGCTAAATCTGTTTATATTGAAGGAACTGGCGGTAACGGTCATTTACATTTAAAACATCAAAGTGCGGATGCAACTGCTACAGGACAAAGCACTTCATTGTGGGCAGATACGAATGGAGATATTAAATGGAAAAATGACGGAGATTATAAGACCACGTTAAAGACTTCAGACAATACAGCGGATAGAGTTTATACGTTTAGAGACCAAACGGGAACGGTTGCACTTCAAGAAGTTGAATTTAACACACAAACGGTTAACTATACTTTGGCTTTGTCGGATGCTTACAAAATGATCGAGGTAAACAACGCGAGTGCGAGAACAATAATAATACCTACAAATACTGCGGTTACGTTTCCAATAGGAACGCAAATTTTGATTAGTCAATATGGAGCAGGTCAAGTTACTATTGTACCTGACACTGGCGTTACTTTACGTTCAAGTAATGGTAAAACTAAAACAGCTGCTCAGTACGCAATGGCTACCTTAGTAAAACGCGGAACAAATGAATGGTATTTAGCTGGAGATATAACAACTTAAAATAAAAACAAATGTCAACAAATTTAATGGGCGAATTAGTAGCCAACAAAGGAACATTTATTCTAAACAACACGACGGAAAAAACAGCGGTTATCGATGCTATTGTTATATTACAAGATACAGTATTTAAGGCTATTAAAATAGCAGGAACTGACGTAAAGACGAACTATATTGGAACGTTTACAACTGCTGTAAAAGCTGGAGCTATTATAACCCCAACCTCTGACTTAAAATTCAGTGGAGTAGATTTAACTTCAGGTAGTGTTGCATTAGTTTTGGGTTAGTCATGTATGGATACGGAAACAGTATGTTTTTAGCAACAACAGGAATATTAGCAAGAAGTAGCGGTGGAGTTGACCCAGACGCACAAGCATTCATAACAGCAGCAGGTATCACTAACCCTACTCAACAAGCGGCTATTATAACTTTGGTTACTGACTTAAAAGGGTATAGCATTTGGACAAAGTTTAAAGCTATTTACCCTGTTGTTGGTGGAGTAGCTTCATCTCATGCGGTTAATCTTAAAACTCCTGGAACTTATAATTTAAGTTTTACTACAGGTTGGACACATTCAAGTACTGGAATGACACCAAATGGATCAAGTGCCTATGCAGATACTGGGTTAAATGATAATACTGTTTTATCTTTAAACAATGCACATATATCCTTTTATTCAAGGACAAATGTAGATGGCTTGTATTGTGATATAGGGGTCTTTGATGTTGTTGCTGTTTCAGCATTTGATATTTTTTGTAAATATACTAACAACTTTTATGGTAGGGCGCATGATGCTAATACAGGAGTAAGTAATACAGATTCAAGAGGTTTATTTTTAACAAATAGAGTAAATTCAACACAAGACAGAAACTTTATAAACTCCACTTTAAAATTAGTAACTGCTAATAGTATATCAAAAATTAATAGTAATATTCCAATAGGTGCAAGATATAGAGGATTTTATGATTTTTATTCACCACGCCAATGTGCCTTTGCTTCAATAGGAGACGGATTAACAGATACTGAAGCTGCTAATTTTTATACAGCAGTACAAGCATATCAAACAACTTTAAGCAGACAAGTCTAATGGAAGGAAGAATAGTAACAAACCAACAAGCAGAAGATTTACAAGGTGTATTCTTTGATGTTGATACATTTTTTAATTTCGTTCAAGATATTAATGATGTATATTTTTTATTTTTAAGTGAGCAAGATGAAGCGGATATTGCAAACACAGAGTATTCTTATTTATTAGATATTCCTTTGAGCCCTTACGAACCAAAACCAACTCCACCTTTTCCACCAATTGAAGATTAATGGCACTAACACTAATAGCGAGACCACAGGATGTAACACCTGCATATAACCCAATAAAATGGATTGTAGATTCTAATATAAAAAACTACGATGGTTTTCGCTATGTGTTTAAAATCAAAGATTCGTTAAGTAACATAATTGCAGAATATCGTGTTTTACCAACTTACGGAACTGGATATGGTGAACAAGACCTTTCGAAATTACTAAGTAATTACGTATCGTTTGACTTGAACACGAATTCAACTTCGTTTTATCCTGCCACAAACTCTTCTTATACTTATAAGATTGAAACTGGCGAAGAGTACACATCACAAGTTAATTACACTTCAACTTTAGTTAATAGCTCTGGCAACGTTCGAATAAACGTAACAAATACTTTTGTAGCTGGTGACCGTATAAACATAAAGCAAGTAGATGGTGGAACAGCTAATCCTTATATGGAGGGTTTATTTACGGTGTTAAGTGCAACGGGTTCTTATTTAGTGATTAACTCGCAATGGTCTTTAGTTACGAATGCTGCAATAGACGGAACGATAATCTATGCTGACAACAGAAAGACGTACGTAGCAGGAACTGAATATACAAAGAAAGTTTTTAATGGCGCTTTAAGATGGTTAGATTTTCCAACATGGGAATATGATGATTTTAATTTGATTGCAAATACAAAAAGATGGTTTACAAACCAACCTACAACTTTTTATAGTACATTAGGTCAAGACATTTATTTAAATGCAGGAAACCCAAGCGGAAACCCCGAATACGTTATCTTTAAAAACTCAAATGGTGAGTATTTTTACAAAACAATTTCAGGAACAACTCCTTTAATACATCAAATACCAATAGGTGCAAATAACTATGGTGTATTAATTCCAATAGGTGCGGCAACTTTACCTATGATAAAGACGGATACAACGTATTATGAAGTTTACTATTCAAGTGCAAACACGGGAACACCAATTCAAAACTCATTAAAATACAGAATTAACTTAGATACTCGCGTTCAGATTTCTGAATACCATTGTTTATTCTTAGATAGGATGGGTTCGTTTAGCTCATTCGCTTTTCAGTTAAAGAACTATGAAAGAGGGGAAGTTACACGTGACGAATATAACAAAGATGTAACAGGCTTTATTAATACTTTGCCAAGTGTTGACCAATGGAGCTATTTAACGCGCGAAGATGGCTTTAAAACGTTTAATATTAACGTTAAAAAAACCATTGACTTAAATACGAATTGGATGACTGAAGAAATGAATCGATATTTCGAAGAGTTAATCACATCACCACAAGTTTATTTGAAATTAGCTTCGTACACAAACACGGAAAACTGGCTTTATCCTGAAGATGAAAGCGGCTGCCCTTTAAGAATACCCGAAAGTACGGAATACCAACCCGTAATAGTTCAAAATAACCAATATGAAGTATTCCAACAAAGAAACAAAAATCTAATTAAGCATTCAATAACGGTACGTTTAGCAAATCAGGACAATATCAATGGTTAGGATACAAATTGAAACAGGATATTTAGATGTTAAAGAAGGAACTAACTTTCCGTTAAACTTTCAAGTAGGTGATATTCGCGATTTAACGCAACGTAAAGGGACTTTCTCAAAGACTATAACACTAAGCGGTACAAAGAACAACAACACGCTTTTAAACAACTATTACGACGTTAATATAGTAGCAGGAACTTTCGACATTAACAAGCTTACTCGATGTACTGTTTTACGAAATGGCGTTCCGATAGTTTCAAATGCTTTACTTCAATTGGTAAACGTCAAAAAGACGCAAATAACAGATGCTTATGAGCAGGAAGTAGAGTATGAGGTTTTGGTTCGTGATTCACAAGCGGAATTTTATTCTACGATTACCAACTTAGAACTTACTAACTTAGACTTTTCCGACTGTGACCATGATTTTAATATTTCAGCGGTAACAGATAGCTGGGCACATACGCAAAGCGACCATTATAAATACATATTGCCGTTTAACGATACTTTAAATTACACGCTAAATTATTTTAAACCTGCTATTTACGCTAAATCTTATTGGGATAGGATATTTCAAAACGCAGGGTTTACGTATGACTGGCAAGGATTAAGCGCGTCACACTTTGACAAGTTGTTAATACCTTATAATGGCGATGTAAATAACTTTGACTACACGGATTACAAGGTAACAGCGGACACTACTTTTTTAAGTTCGTATGTTCAACCTAACACGGGTTACAACCAATCCTTTACTCAAAACGTAGCAACTTGGACAGAAACACTTGACGCACAAAGTATTTTTAATCCTGCAACGGGTGAATATACTGCGCCATTTAACACGGATACGGCACAAGGTCAAACGTATACTTTTAGTTTTACTTATGCTTATGAAATATTATTAGATAATACAAGTGGAGTAATTGCTTATTTAAGAAGAATTGACCTAACTACAGGTGCTTGGAATGGAGGAAAAATTAAATATAAATTACAATTTGAATTATTAGTAAATGGTTCGGGTGTTGGGTTTATTCAAGCTGTAGATGCGATAAGTATAGGAACAGGATTTTCATCATATAGTATTCCAATAGGAACAACTTCTATTTTAACTGCTTCAGGAACTACTACAATTCCAATCCCTATAAATATAACGGCATCTGATATAATTGAAATAAATGTGGGATTGTATTGTGAATCGTGGTATCCATATTTTCCAAATATTGCTCCTAATGGATTTTTAGCACAATGGCGAGATACGAACGCTACAACGGGCGGTACAAATGTTCAAGTAAATCCACAAGTAGATTTTAGCTTGTTACAGCTTGAGATATTACCTTCTAATAACATACAAATTATTAACGGGACGCAAGTTGTAAACGAATACATTCCACAAAAGATTAAGCAATCTGACTTTATAAAAGCTATATTTCAGATGTACAATCTTTACGCGTACCCAAACACGGACAATCCTAACGAACTTATATTAGTTTCACGTGATGAATGGTACGACGCAGGAGCTGAGAAAGATTGGTCTACTAAATTAGCAAAAGACAAAGAGCAGCAACTTATATTTTTACCCGACCTTCAAAAGAAAAAACTAAAGTTAACATACAAAAAAGATACTGATACGGCAAATGTAACCTATACACAAGCCACAGCAGAGATTTATGGGCAACTTGAATATACATTCGATAACGAGTATGTAAAAGACACGGACACAAAAGAACTATTGTTTTCGCCAACACCTGTTTCTAAGACTACATTTGACGCGTATGTTCCTATGATAAACGGAATAGCTCCAAATAATAATATTCGTATCTTATACGACGCAGGAACTAAAAACTGTCTACCTTATTATATTTATGAAAACGAAACTACAGGAATACAGGCTTTAACTTACCCACAAACGGGACATTTTAACGATGCTTTAACTCCGACTTTTGATATTAACTTTGGTGTTTGTGATTATTACTTTTATTCAACAAGCGTTTTAACAAATAACAACCTTTACAATTTATACTGGCGTAGAACGGTTAACCAAATTAACGTTGGTAAAATGTTAGTCGCTTCTTTTCACTTGACTGAGTCCGACATTCAAACATTAAAACTTAACGACAAAATACGAATTGATAACAGTTGGTGGAACATTAACAAAGTAATGGATTACAACGCTAACAACGAAGCGTTAACCAAAGTTGAATTAATAAGTATAGATACAGAAATTGATTTGGCTAATTTTACAGTTCCATCTTCGATATTTGTAGGAGACCAAAGTGTAAGCGAAGCAGGTAAAGGCGATGTTGTTATAATTCGTGATAACTCAAACGTTAATTTAAGCGTGGGTAATGTAGAAGTCTATGGTAAAGGAAACGTTATAGGGCAAAACCTTAAAGGCATTGTTATAGGTGACAATCAAAGCGTAACCGAAAGCGGAATAACTACAACGAATTTACGAGTAACAGAAACTATAAACGGTGAATCCGTAAACACGATACTACCAACTTATAAAAAGTACATTGCTTTAATTAGTCAAACAGGAATATTAGACCCAACTGTAACAATACTTGAAAATACAATAGGTAATATAGTATGGACAAGATCCGCTGCTGGTGATTATTTTGGAACTTTGAATGGTGTATTTTTAGAACCAAAAACATACATATTATTTCAAAATCAATTTAATGTTGGCGGTGATTATATTAGTATCGTCGGTAGATGGGACGATGATAATGTGGCTATACAAACAAGGGATGGGTTTGGAGCAGGAGCAGACGATATATTATATAATACAACACTCGAAATAAGAGTTTATCCATAACGATATGAATGAAATAAAAGTTCCATTAGAAATAACTGGAATAGCTGAAATAAAAAAACAGCTTAAAGAAGTTAGAGATGCTTTATCTAAAGCTACCGACCCAAAAGAAATGGAAGCATTAGCACAAGCTGCTGGTCAATTAAAAGACCAATTAGCGGATGTTAACGAGAAAGTAGCCGTATTTGCTTCAGGTTCTAAATTTGAACAAACGTCCAACGCTTTTGGGTTAATGCAAAGTCAGTTAATGTCTTTGGATTTTGAAGGAGCTGCTGAAAGTGCTAAACTATTTACAGGAACTTTAAAGAATTTAAACCCGGCTGAATTTGCAGCTGCTTTTAAAGGATTTGGTTCTGTATTAATGTCTTTAGGTTCTGCTATTGGAGTAGTAACAAAGCAATTTATAGCCTTTGGCATTTCGCTTTTGGCTAATCCGATATTCTTATTGGTTGCTGTTATAGCTGCTATCGTTGCTGCTATACTTATTTTCTTAAATAAAATGGGTATTCTTAAAAAAGTCATTGATGCTTTAATGAAACCTATAAACGACCTTATAGCAGGATTTAAAGAGTTGACGGATTGGTTAGGATTAACAAGCTATGCAGCTGAAGAAAACGCGGCAAAGATGATTGAAGCCAACGATAAAATAATGGAAAGTTCTAAGGAACGCCAAGAAACAATTGTTGGAGGTTTTGACTATGAAATTAAAATGGCTAAAATCTATGGTAAAGAAACGTTGGATTTAGAATTAGCAAAAAGTAAAGCGATAGGTGGAGAAGCACAAACGCGATTAAGCTCAGCGCAGAAAGCTTTAGCGGCTCAACAAAAACTTGGTGACGATGCAAACGCGGAAACAATTAAAAAGTTAAAGACTCAAATTAAAGAAGAAAACAACCTAATCAAAGACCAACGTAGAGAAAGAAATTTATTAGTAGCACAGGATGCCGTAGATAAACGTGAACAAGCTGCAAAGGAATTAGAAGAGGATAAAAAGAATGCTGAAGCAAGGCGTAAAGCTGCTATTGATGCTGCTAAAAAACGAGCCGAAGACGAGCGTAAATTTGCTGAAAACAGATTAGCTGCTGCGCGATTAATAAAAGACTTAGAAATATCATTAATAGCAAGTGACGCGGATAGGGAGATAGTAGCAACGCAAGAAAAATACGCTCGATTAATTCAAGACGTACAAAAAAACGAAAACTATACTAAGGACGAAAAGATACGTATTCAAAAACTTTACCAACAAGAGCTTGAATCTGAATTATCTAAACAAGAGCAAGTTCAAATAGATGCTGAAAAGGAAAAGAACCAAAAATCACTTGACGAATACAACAATGGGTTAATGGATAAATACGCTTTAGAAGAAAAACAAGCGTTACAATTACAGGAATTACAAGCCAAAACAGCAGACCAACTAACACAATTAGCTAAAGATAAAAGAGCTATTCAGTTTGATGCTGAAGTTGCCGCAGCAGGTGAAAACCAAATCTTAATTGAAGCACTTACAGCACAATACCAAGCGGATTTAAACGCTATTGATAAAGCAGCGTCTGACGAAAGAATAAGAATTAAAACAGAAGAGGAAGCTAAAAAACGCCAAGAGCAATTAGATACGGCTAACGCGGCTTTAGATATAGCTGATAAAACTACTAAGTCAATACAAAACATTGGCGATATCGCTTTTGCTGCTAAAATGGCAAAGGTTAAAAAAGGAAGTAAAGAAGAGGAGGAGTTAGCTAAAAAACAATTTAAGTTTAACAAGGCTTTACAATTAGGTAGCGCAGTAATTGATGGTGCTAAAGCTGTAACGGCTTCTTTAGCTCAAGCACCGATTGCAATTGGCCCTGTACCTAACCCTGCTGGTATTGCTTCACTTGCTTTTGCGGTTTCATCTTCTGTGGCAACTATTGCAAAAATTGCGTCAACACAGTTTAACTCTGGCGGTGGTGGTGCTGGTGGTGCTGGTGGTGTTCCTGCTGCTTCGTCATCTTCTACAACGGGTTCTGCTGCTCCAGCCTTTAATCTATTTGGTCAAGGTAATGATTTAAATAACGTAGGTGCGCCACAAACACAAACAAACGAAATCACGGTTAATGCTGTAGTAAGTGAAACCGAAATAACGAGCACTCAAAATAAGATAACTAAAATAAACGAAAACGCAACGCTATGATAAGTTACCAAAGTTTAATAAATAAGATAATTGATTTTTACGATAGTCATTTACAAGTTAAAAAAGTTGGTTCTGACTTTCGAGAGCAGTTAGAAAACTTCGCTACTAAAGACGAAAAATATCCTTTGGTTTATATTTCTCCAATAGATGCTGCGCCAAGTGAAATGGGATTTACTACTGAAATCAATTTAGAAATCTATTGCTTTGATATTATTCAAAAAGACCGAGCAAATATTAACGTAATTCTAAGCGATTGCCATTTGATTTTAAACGACCTTTATAATTGGTTTTTAAACTCGGATGATTACTCTTTTGATATTGTAGGAGTACCAACTATGACACCACTAAACAATGACTTGTTAGATTATGCTGCAGGATGGTTAATGACTGTTACGTGTTCAATTAATAACTATACGGATTGTCAAGTTCCTTTAAAAGAAGAAACACCGCCATTAAGTTGTGATTGTATTAGTGTTACCTATCAATTAATAGGTGAAGAGCCTGTAACGATGGAGGTTGCTGTATTTGGAGAAATATATGGAAAAAATTCTTATGAATTTGTTATACAAGGAATAGACGTTTCTCTTTTTTGGAATGTAACAAATTGGATGTTTATCAATGCTAATTCCGAAGAAACACAAGCTACTCTTTCATCCGACACCCCTTGTCCTTTTGGAATATATACAATAGAAGAAGGTAGTATATTTGAATCATTTGTAGTGTCAGAATGTATTTTATAATCTCAATTGTTAAACAAACCAAAGATTTAAAATAATATAGAATATGCCTGATAAAGAATTTAGACTAAAGTACAAAATAAGAAATAAAGCCGCTAAGGTTCTAAAACGAGTAATAGCTGAAGACGGATTAATAGATACCGGTACGCTTTATGATTCTGTACGCATTAACGCTAAATTCACTACTGAAGGTAACTTAAGAATAGAAATACTTGCTGCTTATTATTTTGGGTTCTTAAATAACGGCACAATCACAATAGAACCATACGACCTTGTTAGATCATTCAATGTAAGATTAGAACAAGAAGGAATTATTTCTGAAATGTACGCAAGTTATATCGAATGGCTTTCCGGTAAATACCCATTAGTACAAGTCGCTGGTATGTTACGTAAAAAACAAAACGTAATATATGACTTTAATCCGTTATTCGGTGATTTTTTCGGTGAACTTGAATATTAAACATTCAATTCTTTACGCATTCCTAAAAAGTTAAATACAAGTATTAACGGAAGTTCACAAACTGCATTAAACTTTGTTAAGTCTTCTTGGCATAACATCCATATAAGCTGCTCCCACGCCCATTTCTTATGTTTTTTTTGCTCTTCAACTTCTTTTAACTCTTCGGCATCCATTTGAGAATCCGTTTCAAAGTCATCTTCATAGGATTCGGTCATAAGGTTTTTATATTGGTCGATAATACCTTCTCTGAATTTAATGTATTCAGGTAGCAATCCAAAGACATCTGTAATTGGAAAGTCTAAAAACCAATTTAATCTATCGGTTGAATGATAATTGTAAGGTTCAAGTATTTCATCACCCCATTCATTAACACGAACGCGCCTGTAAAGTATTGCAATGATATTAAGCAACTTTTCAATGTAGTTATCTGAAAAATAAGACTCCAAACTTATAAATTCGCCTAAGGTAATTTTATTAAATGGCTTTAATTTGTAATCTCCTATCGTGTTTTTATAGTGTTTATGTGGTTCATCACGTATAAACTTAACTTCTAACAATAGCTCTTCAAGTTCATCTAAGCTTATATCGTCAAAATCTTCAGGATAACAGTCTAACAAAGTGCAGAGCACATCAATTTGATAGTTGAACATTCCGTCTTCTTGTGAAAGGCTACGTAATTCAATAAATGTTTCAATCGTTATTTGATTCCACGCTTTCGGCAGCTTGTTTTTGAGCATGGTTAGAGATTGTTGTAGTTACAAAATTAAGGTAAGGTATAGCAATTTCAGCAACTTGTGTTCTAAACAGCTTTGATTTATATTTTAAATGCGCTGAATCGTAGTGTTCTGTATTACTTAGGTCGGTTCTTTTAAACATCAAAGCCATAATATCTGAAACGGAATGACGATTTTCTTTAACAATCATTTTTTCGATTAGCTTCGTATCCTTTACAGATAGTTTCATTTCAGCTTTATAAGTAAATCCGTCAATTTCTAACTCGGTTACTGCGTCTTTAGCTTCGTAGTTATCCGTGTTAAACTCTTTTGTCTTTTCAACAAAGTAATTAAAATCATCCCATTCATCTTCTTCAATACCTACAACTTCAAAAACTTTAATTTGTTTTTCGATGTTATCCAGTTCCTTATTGTTGTGAATAGCAGAAATCTTTTCAAACTCTTCAACGGTAATTTCATTCATTTTGTTGGCGATTTGCCTACCTAATACTTCAATCATGATTATAATTTTTGAACAAATATAAATAAAATTTAATATAGGCATGACTAAAGACCTTCCAGTCTATAAAATCACGATTGACCCTGCTTATTCAGATGGCGAAGATTTAGGGATTGAGCAAATTGCTTTTACTTCAAACCCTGCCATAAAGGTTCGTGGGTTAGCGTTTAATCAATCGGAAAAATTAATGTTCGCAGACGATGTAAAATACCGTGTTACTGCTCCTGCTATGATTCCAATGGAGATTTATAGACGCGACGATGAAAGCGGAGAGTATTACGTACAATTTAGCGCAGAAACAATCGAACAGATTCATGTTAAGTTCATGCAGGATTTAAAGAACAGAGATATCTTTAACTTAGAACACGACCAAGCGCAAATGGTACCTGCATTTATTTTGGAAAGTTGGATAGTCGATAACCCACAATTAGATAAATCATTTACTACGTTTGGAATTGAAGTTCCTAAAGGCACGTTAATGTTAACTGCTCAAATTACTGACAAAGAATATTATAACGAGTTAGTAAAAAACGAACAAATCGGATTTTCTATTGAAGGGTTTTTGGGATTAAAATTAAGTAATCACATAAAACAAAATAACATGAACAAATTACCCGATGGGGAGCACCTAATCGAAGGTAAAATCTATGTCGTAAAAGGCGGTGAGATTATCGAGATTAAGGACGCACCTAAAGAAGAAGTGGCTATGGAAGACACGGTAGTAGAAGAAGAAGTAACAACTGAAACTAAGCCTATCGACGAGCAACCTGCACCCGAAGAAATGGAAGAAGTTGTGGCTGAAGAAGTTGAAATGGCGGTAGACGTAGCTACGGATGCTGAAGCTGTTTTAGCAATTGTTGCTCCTGTATTAGAAGAGCAAGTTAACAACCTATTAAAAATTATCGCTGACCTAAGAACTCAAATGGAAGAGATGTTAGCAGAAAGAGCTGAAGACGAAATCGAATTAAAGTCTGAAGTTAAAATGAGTATTGCTGAAAAGTTCAGCGCATTAAATAAATTAAGTAATAACTAAAAACAAATACAAACACAAATGGAAAGAAAATTAAAATTTGATTTGGACATTGAAAACAACGCGTTGCTTTGTCCTAACCCTAACGAGTTCTACTCTCGTGCTTATTTAACAGCTGATGTTGCTGATACATACCGAGCTTTGCCAGGTATCAAATCAAAAACAAAATTAGCTAACGTTGCTTTCGGTTCAATCCTTAAAGCTTCAACTTGTAACTTCGAAGCTCCAACTGATACTTTGGACGCTATTGATATCGAAGTTTGTCCATTCAGTGCAATGGCTCAAATTTGTCAGTTTGACTTAGAGCAATCATTTGTTGCTTTGCAAATGACACAAGGTTCTAATGGTGATTTCTCTGTAGCTTCTTTCATGAACTACTATTGGGGTGAAATGGCTAAGCAAATCGAAGAGGATATCGAATTAATCAGATGGCAAGGTGATACAGGAAGCGAAAACCCGCTTTTGGCTTTGTGTGATGGTTACTTAGTTAAATTGTGTGGTGATTCAGCTAACTTGGCTTACACTAATGGTGGTACTGTAGATTCTACAAACGTATTAGATACTTTGAACTTAGTAGTTAATGGACTTCCTGCATCAGTTAGATTTAAGAAAGCTGACTTAAGAATCCGTGTTTCTTCTAATGTTGCTGCTGCTTATGAACTTGCTGCTGCTTCAGGTAACACTTTGACTTATGTTTCTGCTCCATTGCAATCTACTTACTTAGGAATTAAAGTTGTAGTTTGTGAGGGTATGCCTGATAACACAATCGTAGCTTCTTTGAAAGACGATTTAGTTTATGCATTCGACGCTGAAGGTGATTCTAAAGCATTGAAAGCAGTTAATTTGACTGATACTGTAGCTGAGCCATATATCCGTACACGTGCAAACGTTAAGGCTGGTTTCTTCTATACTAACCCAAGTCAAATAGCTGTTTGGGCTGCTTGTTTTGACTAATCAAAAAAAAATAATAATGGGGGTGTAAAAACCCCCTATTTAAATAACTTAAAAAAAATATACACTTATGTCATGTGAAGCATTGGAGGGCATTGTAAAATCATGCGATAACAACTCCGGAGGGATATACAAGGTATGGATAAACCAACAAGATAACATCGATTCATATACATTGAATCCTACGTTAACTTGGACAATTGATTCCATTACTTTGGTTGACCCTAACGATATTTATACTGAATTCGAAATCCGTCGTAATACGGGTTCTTACACTGAAGAGGCAGCTATTGACCTTGTTAATGGTTCTTCTTATTACACTCAAACCATTACTTTAATGTTCCATAGACGTGACCAATCTAAGTCACAAGCTATAAAAGTTCTTGGAGCAGGACAGCAATACTTGAACGTGATTGTTCAAGATGCTAATGGTAAGTATTGGTACTTCCCTTTTATGCAATTAACTGGAGCTGCTGAAGGTTCGGGTACTGCAAGAGCTGATGGTTCTAAGTATTCCGTAACTCTTACTGCTGAGAATGAGTTTTTAGCATACGAGGTTACTGAAAGCACGGTTGAATCGGTAATTACGGTTGCTCCATAATCGCGTTTTTCTCCAAGCAAAATTAGCACTCTTCGGGGTGCTTTTTTTTTAAACAAAAAGACGAACTAATTTAATATAGTTGTGATATACATAAACAAAGACGAAGTAAATAATATAGTGTTAACGTTAAGCGAAGTTAGTAGTTTAACAAATCCTTTTTATTTGTTCGTGTTTCAAAATGAAATGAATCCCGAAAGCGACCCGATTTTATTTTCTACTGCTGACATCTCGGCATACCCCGAAAGGTACAATCAATTCTTATTAGATGAACCCGTAGACGTAGAATTAGTAAAGGGTCAATATTCTTACTTTGTTTATGAATCACTTACAGCACCAACTGAAATTGCAGATACTACAGGCGTAGTTATCGAAGAGGGGAGAATGGTTGTTTCTGGTGCTATTGTAAATTCAATATACGACTAATTATGGCTTGGTATAATATATTTAAACAAAGTGAAAAACAAGGTGTTGAAGTTGTGGAAGGCTATCATAGTTTTTCTACACCTTTTGCTAAGATTGGTGGTGCAAATCTCGCACTACCTTATGTAAATGGACGCTATCAAGTCGCTGGTTACGTTCCTTTTGGGCAGGATAACCTTTACCCTGAGATACTTAACCAAATGTATTACTCGTCACCTTTACATGGTGCTATTGTAGACTACAAAGTAAACGCTGTTATCGGTGGTGGGTTTACAATTCAAACTGAAAAGCTAACAAACGAAGAGAAATTAGAGCTTTACGCA